CACGGCACCACACCAGGCACCGGACGGGCCGATTTTCGGCCCGCCCGGAACAGGCAAGGTCGACCGGGAGACCCGACCGTGCCGGCGGAGTTCGAAAAGGCCCTCCGACCTGCTTGTGCACAGGTCGGAGGGCCTTCGTTCGGCCGGCCGGCGGATGAGTCGGCCTCTACGCCGGGTATATGCGAGTCATGGGCAGTGACCTGCGGTTTTCTCTTCGAACGATGCCCGATCGCCACCGAATCGCCACATCGATGCGGATCGCCACTCACGCCGCCGTCTCGTAGTCCACCTCGTTGCCCTCAACCTCGACCACCGCAGGAGGCGGGATGAAGCGAGTGCTCGTGATCGAGAAGACGTTGTCAAGGAAGCGTCGACCACTCGCCGCAGAGCCGGCCACCTGGTGCTTGTAGGTGCCTTCCGTCTCTGCTTCGCTAGCGTGCCCCACCCACAGACTGACCTCGGACAGTGGTGCGCCCGCTGCAAGAGCCGTCGAGACGAAGGTGTGCCGAAGGTCGTGGAATCGGAAGTCTTCTGGCAGTCCGACAGCCTTCCGAGCCTTGTTCCACGTCTTGTAGAACGCGTCACGACGGATCAGGTTACCCCGGGAGGATACGAAGATTACGGGGCGACTCGCTGGCACGTTGTCTTCGACGTGCTTGAGCAGCACTGCCTTGGCTAGGTCGGGGAACGGTGTTTCACGGCCGTAGGACGCGGCGGTCTTCGTATAGTCGACCAGAACGGCCCGGGACTTGACCTTAATCACCTGTCGCTTGACGACGAGAACGCCTTCGTCCCATTGCACGGCATCTCGACAAAGTCCCAGCGCCTCGCCGAGGCGCAACCCACATAGAGCCCCGATGAACACCACGGCTCGGTAGTGCTTTGGCAAGTTCTCGTAAAGACCCAAAACCTGTTCCAGCGTAGCCGGGACAACCCTGCGTTTTGTAATTTCTGGCAGTTCGATATCGACGCAGGGCGAGACCGGAAGAATACGTTTCTTAACCGCTCGATTGACGCAGGCCCTGAATGTTTTGTAAATCAGGTGAACGGTCCGGGGAGCCAAACCCTTGGCCTCAAGCGCCCAAACCCAGCGCTGCACCTCCATGGGTTCTATCCGGTGGAGCAAGGTTCCACCAAAGTGCGGAACGATGTGATTTCTCTGGTTTCGCTCGTACGACTCCTGCGTGCCCGGCTTGCGCTTGCCGAGTTTTATCCACTCGTCCGACCACTGCTTGTAGGTGGTCTTCAGATGCTGGGGGCGTAGAACTTGCCCACGAGACTTTGCCGCCTTGACCTTGGCTTCGTATGCCTCGGCCTGCGCCTTGAGTTCGAAGGTCATGTCGGCGGGGTCGCCGTTTGCATCTCGAACCCGTGCCGTCCACCCGTGGGTGCAACCCTCTCGGTTGCATTCGCACCTAACTAGGCAGATGCATTTCTTTGCGTTCTTGTGCCTGCATTTCTCCGCGCACAGGCATGGGCACTTGCATCTCTTGCTGACTGACACAACGATCCTTCCGAGTTGCGTACGAAGGAGTGTCCGCTTCTGATGCAGCAGCGGAAGCATCCCGACAGCCAGAAGACTACAGGAGAAACCTACCAAGTCAACTTCTGATTGCTCGTGACATGTCCCACCATGGGCCCGAGTCATGGACACGCAAAGAGCCCAGGAGCCGTAGCTCCTGGGCTCCTCTATGTCAGTTCTGTTGGTCGATCCACCGCTCAAGGTCCGCAGGGCGGCATCTCAGTGTGCGGCCGATTTTCCGAAATGGGATCTTGAGAGGGCGCCAGTTTTCGTAAACCCACGAGGACGGCCGCCCGAGGTACGTTGCCACGTCGTCCACTCCCAGCATTGAGGGCGGGGTCACGCAGCCGCCCCCATGGAGACCTCCCAGTACCGGCGAGCCATGTACTCGGCAACCTCATGGCCCAGACCCCAGTTACGTGCCTCGTCGTAGATGAGGGCCGCGTACCTGGTGAGCAAGAGCGCAACCTTGGCTCCCTGCTCCATCAGCTCCTGATTCAAACCCTCGCCAATCTCGGCGATCAGCTCCTCAAACGAGTTCTCGTTCTTGTCCATGAAACTCCTTCAGTGCTTACTGTCGGCAAGGTCGAGAATCGATCCCCAGGAGCGATCCCCGATTTCAGGCTCGGCCGGGATGAGTACACCGCGGATAGTGATCTCCATGATGCGAGCAGCTTGCTCCGCCAGCTCTCCGGCACGTTCCCTCGGGAATGAAAAGACCAGCTCGTCATGGATCGGCAACCGAACGTGCGGCGTGAATCCGGCCTTATCGAGTTCGATCAGGGCTCGGGCGGTGATGTCTCGCGAACTCGACTGAATGAAGTAGTTGAGAGCGCTATACGCCCGATGCTTATCCACGGGGAGTCTGCGCCCTGTGGCTGTGTAGATGTATCCCGAGCGCTTTGCTTCCCGTGTCAGCCTGTCGGCCAGGCGGCCGACGCCTCGATAAGTCTCGTTGAAGGCGGCCAGAGTTGCGCGGGCAAGCTCCAGGGAGATCCCGGCCTGTTGTGCCAGCGCTTTCGGCCCACCTCCAAAGACGGTCAAAAAGTTGGCCATTTTCCCGACCTTGCGGGGGACTCCTGCGGCATCGGCGGTGATCTGGTGTAGGTCTTTTCCGTCTCGGAAGGCATCCAGCATGACCGGGTCTTGGGAGTAGGCTGCGAGGACTCGCAACTCCATGTTTCCGTAGTCGATGCTGACGCTGACATCGCCCTCATCGGCAAGAAATTCGTGGCGAACGAAAGAACTGCTGGCGGGGAACGTCTGAGCGGCAACGGCACCGGTAATGGTCATGCGTGCCGTCCGAGCTTGGCAACTGTTGATGGATGCGTGGACCCGATCATTTGAGTCACGGTTCAAGACGGCATTCTCGAACCAGGTCGTTCGCCATTTGCCCGCGCGCTTCGCCCGAATCACTGCCTGGCAGAGAGGGTCGTCCGGGTAGCTGGCAAGCAAAGCATCGTCCACCTTCGGGAGTCCCGTTTTGGTACGCCCCGGGATTTTGATTCCTCGCTCGATCAAAGCCTGAGCAACCTGCCGAGTGCTGGCGACGTTTTCGACGCCGTGTTCCGCGGCAATGGCCTGCCATCCACGTTGTTCAGACGCGAGTGCTGCTATCTGCTCAAGGGCGTAGTCGACATCGAGCAGATAGCCAGTTCGTTCGATCTTGGCCGTGATGTGAGCAAGCCTGTGCTCCCACGAGATCAGGCCCGCCCGGCGTGACCGAGGAGGGACCTGCGGCAGCAGTCGAGCACACAGCCGGTATGCAAGAACCGGATCGCACCCGGCGTACAGCAGGTATTCATCGTCGGTGAGGTCAACTGCCTTCCACATCTCGGCCCGGCTGACCTTTAGCCGGCGGGCGATCTGTGAGGCGCTGCCCTTGACCTCGGCCGCCGTCCGGGTGCACAGGTAGTAGGCCGTCAGCTCTTCGAGCCGTAGCCCCGACCCTCCCTCCTTGAGGGCCCGCGGATCGACGAGGTGCGCCAGGAGCTTGGTGTCCAGGGATTTCGGCGCCACGGCCTCCATGGGCAAACCGCATGCCGCTTCCATGGCGTGCATGTCGAAGGTTCCGTTGTGAGCTACGAGCTGGCTTGCGAACCCCAGCGCCCACACGGCGGCGTCGGTGAAGTGGCTATCCAACTCCACTGGGAGTACCCAAGACTCGTCAGCGGTGCCGAACTGTACGAGGCGGACACGGAAGTCGTCGCTCCACCAGTCGAGTCCCGTCGTCTCGGTATCCCACCCGAGGAGCTGTCGGTTGTCGCGAACGAAGAGGTAGAAACGTGACAGATCATCGACGGTTTCGACGATGTTGATCTGTACCGGCGTGGAACGAATGGTGTAGCTCAGCCGCTTCAAGCAGCCTCCCTTCGTGGATTCATTGGGACCGTCTCCCGGCTCGGTATCCCTGGATATAGGCGAGCAGCAGCCCCGGCACGGCGCCGCCCAAAGCGGCCATGAACTCACCCACGGCAGTCGTTTTCGATGTCGTCGAAGGCAAGGTTGAGGCCCGTGACCAGCGATTCCCCAAGGCTCAGGAAAAGGTCGTGTGCAGCCCGCACGGAGAGGTGCGCAACGTGGCTGGACGCGTGTCGATCGTCGGTCGAGTGAGTGATGACGATCGTGATCGTCACTTGCCCTTCACTCGTTTGGGATGCGGATGCTGTCGCCGCTTCGTTGACGACTCCGAGGGTGACGGGCAGATCCAATTCCACAGGGCTCCTTGAGAAGGAGCGGGGGCGGGCCGTCGAACCCGCCCCCACTCAAGTCAACTTTTCGGGCAGGCCAACGCCGCTACTTGACCTTGAACTTGCCGGTCTTCTTGTCGAACCACGCCGGTTCGCACTGATCGGCCTTGTCGGGCGCCGGGCAGAACAGCGCCTTCCAGGTCGGCTTCTCCACCAGGTTTCGTCGACCGTGTTCGCAGGTCACATCGCCCTGCGGTTCTCCACCGTCCCGAGTCGTTACCTTGCCGCCTTCGAACGACTTGGCTGCACCGCTTTTCGGGCCACCGCCCTTGTACTGGTTCCGCGTGTATTCGGCGGCTCGCGCGGTGAGGTCGATGGCACCCTCGGCCTTGAGGGCGGTCAGCAGCTCCACCGTGCGCTTGGCCGCCTCCGTCGCGGTGTGGCCGTACACCTTGGGAGTCAGCCACTCGGCGTCGTAGCCCGCGGCTCCCTTCAAGGTCATGCCAACGACGAACGGCGCCGGAGTGTTCGGAACCTCGGACATGGGCGACTCCTGTGCGGTAGTGGGTTGTTCGGGCGGCGTCTCGTCCCACGGGGACGTGTCGGCGAAAGGATCGATGTCGGTCATCTCTAAGCCTCGATATCTATCAAGTCAACTTTTGGGGATGGCTAAATCGGGCATGCGCCGGATGCGCACCACTCGTCGTAGCCGGTGTCCGTTTCGAAGGTGAGGCCGTTCGAGCGGAGAAGGAACTCGTCCTCGTCGATCCGCTCGTACGGTGCCTGATCTCGGCTCGTCTCGGGGAAGATCGTGCTCCCCTTCAGCCGGGGCATGTACTCGCGGAGGATCCTCATGAGTTCGCTCACGGTGTACTGCTCCGGTCGAATCGAGGCCGTGTACGACACGGCCTGGTCTGCCCAGAGGCGCTGGTAGAGCACTTGCACGTCAAGCTGCTGTGGCAGAGTCAGATCTGCTGCACTCTCGAAGTTGGAGAGGCAGTCGATACGGTCTGCCAGGGGGTCGAGCGTCGGTATCTCAACTACGCCGGTGTTGGGTGCGTATCGGCAGGGTTCGATGTAGTAGCCGGCCGCGGCGTACCGTTCCATTTGCTGAACCTCGTCGGCCGCCACGGTCGAAAACCGGACCCGCCGAATGAAGTAGGGGCTGAACGGTGCGTGAATTCCTTCGCCACTCACGCCTGCGAGCTTCGAAATCGTACCGGTGGGGGCTACCGCCCGCGTTTTGATCGGGCGCGGAATCCTCAGCTCGTTGCTGTAGTCTGCGGCGGCCTTGTCCACAACTTGCGCAAGCGACTGCAAAAGGTACGCCACCCTGGTATCGGTCGATGCCGACGAGTACCAGATACCACGCATGGCCAGGTGATCGGCAAGTCCCGTGTGGCCCACGCCGATCCTGCGGTACCGCTCGATCGCCGCCTGCGATTGCGGATCGGCGACAGTCGCGAAGGTAGCTCGAATCAGGAAGCGAACCAAAAGCCGATGAGCTTCGTCCAGTGATTCGTACTCGACATCCCCGTAACCGTTCACGAATGCGCCCAGGTTGATACTTCCCAGCGTGCACGGTTCCCAGGCCGTCAGGGTGGCTTCCCCACAGGGATTGGTCGTGTAGACCCCATCTACCTCGCCCTCAGCCGACAACGATGAGTTCCAAAACCCCGGCTCGCCGTTGCTGAGCGCTGCCGCAGCCAACTGCCGGAGAACCCAGATGGCCCGCTCGTCGTCGCGATCCAGGGCTTCGAAGAAGGCGTCGTCGACCTCGACCGAGATGTTCGTTGTCCAGTGGTCGGACTGGTCGCGTTTGGCGTTGATGAAGAACTCGATGTCCAGGTCGGCCCAGTGCTTGATGGACATACGAGCGGACCGACGTACACCACCACTCATGATGCATGCCGCGATCGAATGATCGATGGCCATGGCATCCATGCCGTCGAGACGGTACCCAACCGCTGAACTCAAAGTACGGCCGACCTCCACCAGCATCCGCGCAAACGGAGTAGGTCCACTGGCCGTACCACCGAATGCGCGCAGCGCTGCCCCCTTGGCTCGCACGCGACCTACATCGAAGACCTGGCTTCGGTCCTCGGTGGTCGGGTCGTGTGCCACACGAATCAACTCGGCGAGCGCGGCAGCCCAGCCTTCGCGGCTGTCCTCCACCGGGTAGGCGCCCGGCCAAGTGGGGTCGTACTCCGAAGAGATGAGGCCGGCGGCCAGCAACTCGGCGTAGTCGGGATGGGCCGGGTCACAAACGATGTGCACTACCGGCGCGGTCCAGACGAGCGGGTATTGCTCGAAGTACCGCTGCGAGTAGTTGCTTCCAACTCCTCCGCCCTCGGCCAGGCGAAGGAGTGTGAAGGTGAAGTGTCGCGCAGGCTCCGCCGGATCCCAGCCGGCGGCCCAACAATTGTTGAGGGCGAAGTCGCTGACGCCGCCGGCTCGCAAGTGCCGGCCGGCCGGCAGGATCCGAAACCGACCGATCTCGTTGATCAGGGCCTGCCGCTCTCCAGCTTCGATGTAACGCGGCGGCACCAGACGAAGGTTGGCGTCGACCACGCGCTCTACGGTCTCGGGCCAGGTTTCGAGGGAGCCGTCCGGCCGCTCCCGACGGTAGGTGCGCTCGTACACGGTCCGGGCGGTCTCGCTTGCGAAGGTCATGCATCTCCATGGGTGTAAACGGCAGCGGCGGTCAGCATGCGAAGGAGCGGCTGTACGTCCGCAGCAGCCAGGTTGAGTTCCACGAGTTCGCCCGAGGCGGCCTGGTGGCTCAGATACAGCGGGGTGTGTAGAGCATCGTCGTAGACGATCGTGATCTGGACGGATGCCGACGAGGTGACGTGGCGGACGTACACGTCGGTGATGTCACGCACGGCGACCCGCCCGGCTGGTCCGGTTCATAGCCAGTGCCAGAGCATCAATGGCCCTGTTCGCGCGCTTTCGCTCGGCGTCGTCTGCTGGCGGCAGCCCGCGGGCGTACACCCTCATCAGTACGTCGCGGTACCCGTCGTTCAGCGTGGCGAGCGCAATGCTGGCGTCGATGCGGGCACTTACCAGGTTGTCTGTGATGCGGCACCGCGACAGGTCGTCCTTGCGGCCGATCATGTCCCCGATTTCCGAGTCCGTGTACATGAACGAAACGACGGCTGCCCGAGCCTCCGAGGGGGTGTAGTAGTACTGGTCATCCAGAAGATCCGCGGCGTTGCGTTCCCGGCTCGCGTATCGCTTGCCTTCCACCCACGCGATCTTCCGGACCATGTCATCGTCGGCCAGGTGCTCACTGAGGCGGGTCTCGTGTTCGACGAGGTGGGCCATTACCTCCTGGTGAACGTCCTCGGCCTCCACGCATGGCCACTTCCCGGCGACTTCCCGGCCGACCTTCGCCGCGATCGAGTTGATGTGTTCCCAGTTGGTCATGCTGCCTCCGGCTGGTAGTAGCGGAAGCCGCCGTACTCGAACGAGGCGTCAGGGCGCATGTACACAACCTCCGGTTGGAACGTCTCGCCCGAGAGGTGTAGTACGACAAATGCCCTCTGCCAGTTACCGGGAGCCCCCTTCAGGTAGTCCGCTCGCGAGTCGTCCATCAAGTTGCCCGCCTCGACGCCCCACACCGTGCGCGGCTCGCCCAGGCCCGACGTTTCCGGGACTGCGGCTGCTCGATGGGTGTGCCCCATGACAACCGACACGCCCCATCGCCGTACAGCGGTGAGCGCTGTCAGACCGGCGGTCCTGTTGAGGGTGATCCGCCCGAGGTGCCCATGCGTGGTGATGACGTTGGGGCCGACGCGGTTGAAGTCGGGAAGCCGCCGAATGTCGTAGTCGTCGAACCGCAGCAGCCGTTCCATGTGGAAGTGCTGTGAGGCGCCGAGCCCGGGTGCGCGCCCTTCGAGGTACGTCCGCGGACGGGAGTCGTGGTTGCCCTCGTGGAAGCCCAGGGGGCCGCTGAACACCCCGCGAAGCGGGACGATGAACTCCTGGACGAACGACTCGGACTCGCTCTCGACGTTGCCCTCGTACTCGGCACGGGTGCCCGTCGACCAGCGACTCGGGGCCTCGTAGTCCAAGGCATCGCCAATCTGGATGACTTCGGTCGGCTCGATGTCACCGATGAAGTCGATGACCGCCTTGAGTGCGATCGGGTCGTGCTTCGGATACTGAATGTCGGGGATGACAACGATCGTGCGATCGGTCATTGACCACTTCCTTGGGTTGGGGTGTCCTCGCGTAGACCGAGGCGAGCCCGAAGAGCCGCCTCGCCCCGTGCGTGGAGATAGCCGTTCACGTCATGGCCTCCGCCGAGCACAATGACCTTGGCGTTGGGCAGTTGAGCCGCGAGCTTGTCTGCGAACTTCAACCCGGGTTCGTCGTCGTCGGCCATGAGAAAGACGCTCTCGAAGCCGCGCAGTGCCGGGACGAAGAAGGGCTTCCACGCGCTGACGCCTTGGATGCCGATGGCGGGAACTCCGGCCGCTTGCATGGCCATTGCGTCCATCTCGCCTTCGCAGAGGGCGATGTGGTTCGAGCGTCGAACCAGAGCCCAGGTGTTGAAGATCCGGTGAGGGTCACCCGGTTGGCTGTCGTATTTCGAATGGCCTTCGTGTTTTTCGGGGCCGGGGAATCGGAACCGTCCGTCGTGCTTGACACACGCGTCTCGGATGCATCGGAATCGCACGGTGGCCACCGCATCTGTGCCGCCGGCAGGTCGGACATAGGGCACCGCGAGGCGTCCGCGTTGGCGCTCATGACCAGTTAGAGCCGAACCTACGTACCCGAGTCCGAACGCTCCGGCCACCTTGTCCAGTCCGCGAGCCCGGATGTACTCCTCGGCCGGGCTGCCCGGAAACTGATTCCGATACGTCTTTGCTGCCGTCACTGAACCGGCTATGTGCCCAGCGAACTGCGTCAGGGAAATCGCAGGACTCCTCTCGCATGATCACGTCCCATGAGTCCTCGGCGATGTCGCACACGAAGCAACTCCAGCGCTGTGCGTCTGTGTTGATCGATGCCGATGGGCGGCTCTCCTGGTGCACGGGGCAGCAGATCTTGTCCCACCGCCCGGTGCCGCGGACAGGTGTTTCCGGGTAGTAGTGCGCGAAAACGTCAGCGATCGGTGGTTTGGGGGTCTTCATCAGCGATTTTCCGAACCGTGACGGGGAAGTCGTACTGCCGGAACGAGGCGATGTACGTCTGATGGTTGCCTCGCCATTCGCGGCTGCTGACGACGTGGGACGAGGATGGAGTGTCGCTCATGGGTGCTTTCTCATCTCTCGCTCGGCGGCCAGGAGCCGCTTCAGGTCTCGGTTCTCCCGGAGGAGGGCAAGGAGGCGGCGGATCGGCATGACGCCGTAGGAGTCGCCGATGCCGCGGAGCCGGGCCTTGATGACGACTGCGCCGTTTTGGGCTTCGGGATGAGCGGCGATTTCGCGCTCCAGTTCTTTGCAGAACCCCGCGAGATCGAACGTCTGAACGTTCTTCAACTCGAAGACGAATGCCAGATCGGCAAGTTGGATGTCGCCGCGGTCGTTCGATCCGTACAGCGTGCCATTTCGACGTATCTCATCCGGATCGATGTCCGGGAACTCGTCGACCAGGTAATCGACGAATTCCTTCTCGAAACGGTATCCCTTGCGCTTGTTGGCTGTCGGGCTTGGCAACCGCCTACACCTCCAAAGTAACCACACTGACCTACCAAGTCAACTTTGTTTTCATGCGAAGGTCAGGTGGCGTGCTCGACGTCCTTCAGGCGCATCGTCCGGGGGTCAAGGTCGTACGGTGCACTGGTCCCGCCGCTGCTGTCCTCGAATCCTTCGCGGTTCTTCACCGGGCTCACGTACAGCGTTCGGCTGTCCATGCCGTCGATCTCCTTGTGGATCGTCAGCACCAGAGAAGGCACCCGACTGATTTTGCCCTTGAGCCCTGACTGCGGAACTGGGGTCAGGCCGTCCGCATACTCGCCGACGACGTGATGCAGCGCCAGGACGTGCGCATTGGTCTCCCGTGCCATCTCCGAAAGAAATTCGCAGATGCTTTCCAGGCTGAACGAGTACTGGCCCGCGTCTCCTGCATCCCCACTGTCGACATTGGAGATGTTGTCGACGATGACGAGGTGGGGAAACGTCCCGTACACCGCGTGGTAGCAGAGCAGGTGCATCTCCATCTCGGCCGGGGAAGGTCGGGAATTGTAGTTGAACCGCATCCACCACCTTTCTTCGAGTGCCCCGTTGTAGGCGTCGAAGTCGTCCGAGAGCAACGCTTGTTTGACAGCCTTGATCGGATCGCCGGTGATCAGTGCGGCGGCTCGCGACAGTTGGGTTGCCGCGTTGCTGTCCGCACTGAAGTACATGACGGGAAAATTCCCGTGGGTGGCCAGGTTCATCGCGAAGAGGCTCTTCCCGGTGCCGGCCCCTGCTGCGACGATCGAGAACTCGCCGCGGCGGAAGTCGGCGTCCAACCGCGCCAGCCCCTTGAACGGAGTGGGCAGAGGCTCACCGGCCGCTCCCTTCATGCGGGCGCTCTGCGCCAGAGAGTACATGACCTATCAAGACAACTTTCTTTGTCGAGAAACGGCCCGATCGCTCGGGCCTCCTGTGATCAGACTGACGGACCCCTGCTACCAAGTCAACTTCTTTGGCGCGAAAAATCGCAGGCATGCGACACGTCACAGAACTTGCAGCCGAACCCGGGGGCAGGCATGAAGTCCTCGCGCTTGACTCCGGCATCCATGGCGGCGTAGCGCTGGCCCACGTCCTCGGAGGAGACGTCGGACAGCTTCACGGTTCGACTGAGACGATGATCCTTGGCCAGGTACCAATCGCCGGAGTTGACCGGGACGTTGTACTCCTGGCGCACCGCCACGGCGTACGTCTCAAGCTGGAACCGCGATTTCGTGGACCCCGTCTTCAGGTCTCGCACTCGCACGGAACCGTCAGGCTCCGCGATCAGTTGGTCGATGTAGCCGCGGACAACGACACCGCCGATGACTGTCTCAAAGGCGAGTTCCAGTCCGGCGGTTCCGTCCGGAGCCTTCCAGATGACCGGACCCGACTCGCGAGCCCATTCCACATACCTGCGGGTCTGCTCCCGGCCCCGTTCGAAGCGCTGCTCGATGTCGTCGGCCGCGCCACCCGTGCAGGCGTGCAGCCAGCGATCGAGATCGGGTTCGTCCGCGAGGGCCTGGTTGATCAGTCGCCCGTACTCGTCGGAGAAGAGTGCCACCGCTTCGTCCGCAGTCATCTCCCGGCCGGACCGTTCCACCGCTTCGCACGCGGTATGAAAGGCCGTGCCGTGGTGGGACCAAGCGGCCGGCCTCGACGCAACGCGCTCAACGCGCCGCAGGTAGTACCTGTGCCCACATTCCTCGTACTGCTGCGCTTGTGAAACCGACCTCGGCTGATTCTCGACGCTCATGCGACTCCCGGGTAGATGAGGTGGTATCGAAAGGATTTGCTGCCTGGGAACATCGGGTGTGGGCAATGCGCCTGTTCCACGGAAATGGAACCTTCGTCAATCGAGCAGCCGAGGACCTGGTGAACATCCCGCTGAAACTCGTCGTTCAGGACCAGATCCGTGACGATGGCTTCGAAATACTGTCCGATGGTGCTGGACAGGGCGGAGGTGATCATCACTCCCGATGTCACCAGCCGAACTGCATAGTTTGTTACGTCACCCTCGGCGAGGGCTGCAAGCACGTCCGTACGCGACTTCACCATGGTCTGTGAATTCCGGACCATGTTCATATGTGCTCCCCAACCCCTGACAATAAAACTGACCCCCGCAGCGTTCTTGCCGTCCCCCGTACCTACCAACACAACTTCTTGGTGGGCCCAACTTCACCGTAGCCTGTGATCCTTTGCGGGTCTAGGCGTTTGCAAACCTTCCAGAATCGGAAACGGGCCCCCAGTGCACACTAGGGGCCCGAGCGGACAATGTCACGCAACCATGTGATGCTCATGACAGTCTGCGATCACCTCTCCTCTGGCGGCTCCTCGGGCAGCTCCAGCAGACCCATGACCTGGGCGTCTGCCCGCGGACGGTCGGCGGGCCAGGCAACAACGAGCTTGCCGTCAGCGCTTGTACGTGGCCGGTAGTACCACCCTTCTTCCGTCTCGGGGTCATATCCGAGAACTTCGCCCGAAGCGCGCATACGGGACTCCCACTTGCGTGCTTCGACCAATTGGGCCGCACTTAGCCTCTTGTCACCTATGCGCATCCGAAGCCACAGCTTGACCCGCTGTGCCTTGTACCGGCTGTGGTGGGTGGTACCCGTAGGATTGCTCTTGATGTCCCACATGGTCCGTAGAATGTCATTGACATCCAGAATCTCATCACGTCTGTGAATACCCGCGTTCAGCAAGCGCTTGTTTACTGCTTGCTTTGAAACCCCGTATCGCTCGGCGATTTCAAGATCCGATTTTCCCATCGTATGCAGCTTAACCAGCTCAGCATCTGAGGGCAGTGCCGTCATGGCCGACCCCTCTCACCGTCTCTTGTCACGTCCCAATCCTAGCCGGTGCCACCTACCAACACAACTTCTCGACGGGTCTGTTTCATCGAACTGACGTTCGAGTGTGATGTGTGGCACGTTCAGACCGTGAGTGTCCGGAGGACTACCACAGGACACCTACATCTGTAGTGAGAGCAGTTAAAAAGAAATCGATGAGAGACCCAAAAGCGGTACTCCTCGTTCCTCTTAGCCTTTGCCCAGAGCAAACGACAGGGCTATTTGAGCTTCCTCGTTGAACTCCTCGTTGAGCGCCTGTACATGCTCCGAGTGGAGCCGCCGAGGGCGGCCCCGGGCGCCAGACCAGCATCCGCCCGGGGCCCACAAACAGAGCCGATCGTCAGCGGGTAGCTCCGTGCAGGGTCGGCTCAGGGGGTCGGTGTAGGTGTGCACCCAAGGCCGAGTACCACGCGGCAGCTACCGCGCGGGAAACGCTGGAGGAGCTGGTTTCGAGTCCAGCGCCCCCGCGAGGTCCCTCAACGGGGCCTTTTCCTATTGGAGGTGAGTACGTGCCCAGAGCCGCATCGATTTGCCTGCGAGACGGATGCACCTCCAAGACCGTTCTGGACGGCCGGTGTAGCGACCACCAGCTCCGCAAGAGTTGGGACCGACCTTCGGCCCGCAACCTCAGCCGACCGAGCGACTTCCGCACCCGGCGGACGCGGGCCCTTGTCCGCGATCGGTGGACGTGCCAACGGTGCGGTGCCCGCACCGAGCTGGAGGTCGACCACATCGTTCCGGTGTCCCGCGGAGGGACATGGGATCTGTCCAACCTCCTGACGCTCTGCCGGGCCTGTCACCGACAGAAAACCTACAGCTCAGGCTGAGCTTCCAAATCTTCAGCGTTTACCGCACTCCCCATCTTCGGCGGCAGCCGACCCTATCCAGGAGTCCTCCATGTTCGTGTGCGATGGCCGATGCTCATCGGATTGCATCTGCCTGCCCGCCGCTCCGCCGGTTCCCCGGCGTCAGAGCCGGGCCGCAGATCGACGAGCCTGGCGGCAGCTTGCCCTCGACGAGTTGACAGACCTCGGTGACATCTACGAGGTACCTGATCGAATTCGCGGGGCTGGCTGATGGCCGGCAGGGGGCCGGCACCCAAGCCGAATGCCGTTCGACGGAACAAGGCGCCGTACGAGCATGACCTTGTCGGCGAGACCCAGGTGGGTCGCGAGCTTCCCCGCGCCCTGGGCGTGAAGTCCGCTGGTGCCAAGCGCTTTTGGCGTACATGGTCAACGTCTCCGCAAGCCCGGGAGTGGCAGGAGACCGATTGGGCCGAGTTGGAGCTGACCGTGGTCCTGGTCGACGCCTTCTTCCTTGGTGAGACCAAGCACGCTTCCGAGATCAGGCTTCGCGTTGCCAAGTGGGGTGCCACCACGGAGGACAGGGCGAGGCTCCGCATGACCTTCGACAAGTCGGCTGAGGCCGACGAGGACGAACCGGCAAACGAGACCGCGGCCGACCTGGACGAGGAGCTGTTCCGCTTGCTCAACACGACTGACTGAATCGAGGTGAGGGATGCTCACGGGAAACATGCCGGAGGGCGTTCCTCATCCGACACGCAGCCTCGGTTACGAGATCATCCGCTGGGCTCAGCGCTACATCGTCCAGCCGGACGGAGAGAACGCCGGGGCGCCTTGGGCGTTCTCTCCTGAGCAGCTTCGGTTCGTCCTGTGGATGTACGCCATCGACGAGCACGGCCGGTGGCTCTACCGCACGTGCGCCCTTCGGCGCGCGAAGGGGTGGGGCAAGACACCCCTGTTGGCAGCGTTGGCCATCGTGGAGTTCATTGGCCCGTGCCGCTTCTCCCACTGGGATTCCCTGGGTAGGCCGGTAGGCAAGCGGGTTCCTTTGCCGCTTGTCCAGATCGCGGCCACCTCGCTCGATCAGACGGCAAACACCCGGGACATGATCCGCGGCATGCTCGCGGAAAGCCCAGCGGAGCGCGAATACGGTCTCGACATCGGTAAAGGGCTGATCCAGTTCCGTTCCGGTCGCCCGGGTCGTATTGAGCCCGTCACCTCGTCCTCGCGGGGACTTGAGGGGGCGAGGCCCACCTTTGTCCGGCCCCGACATGATCCGCTCTGTCGGGGCCGGGCTTTGCCACTTCGTTGTATGTGACGAGGTCCACCACTGGGTTGAATCCAACGCAGGCATCTACGTATGGGAAACCCTGGACCGCAACGTCCAGAAGACCGCAGGCGCCGGCTCGCGGTTGATCGAGACGACCAATGCCTTCAATCCCAATGAGGCGAGCATTGCTCAACGGACCTTCGATGCCGCCATGGAGCAGGGCGCTAAACGCATCCTCTACGACTGCCGTGAAGCCTCTGGGGAAGTTGACTTCCAGGACCGCGAGGCGGTCATGGCTGCTGTGGCCGAAGCCTACGGCGACTCTTATTGGGTGGACCTCGGCGGTATTGCCGACGCAATTCAAGACCCTCGAACGAGTACGGCTGTCAGCTACCGCTTTTACCTGAATCGGATTCAGGAGAACGCCGACGGATGGATGACCAAAGAGCATTGGGATCTATGCCTGTCCGAGGCGGATCCCATACTTCCTGGCGATCAAATCGCAGTCGGCTTCGACGGCTCGATTCGCGGAGACGCAACAGGGATTGTCGGCTGCCGACTTCGTGACGGCAAGCTATTCCTTCTGGGGCTGTGGGAGAACCCGCGGACCGACCCCGACTGGGAAGTGGATGTCCTCGCGGTCGAGGCAGCCGTCGAGCGCACATTCAAAACGTACCGCGTCGAGTGGATGTATGCCGACCCACCGTACTGGCAGGAAGCCATCGGACGTTGGTCGATCGAGTGGGAAGACAGGGTGTTCGAGTACTGGACCAATAAGCCGACCCGCATGGTCAACGCCACCGAACGCCTGCGCAGCGCTGCGGCCGTTCAGGACGTCAAGCACGACGGTGATTCAGATATTCGACGCCACGTACTCAATGCGGTCACCCGCGAGGTTCCGCAGGGGCTTCTGATTACGAAGGAGTCGCCGAGGTCCAAGAAGAAGATCGACCTGGCTGTTTGCAGCATTCTTGCTTTCGAGGCACGAGCCGACGCTATTGCAGATGGGCGGATGAAGATACGACGATCCAGAGTGGTGGGGTTCTAGATGAGCGGTGCTTTCGATTCACCTCCTGATTCCCCAGAGCAGTGGATCAGGTATCTCCAAGGCAAGCTGCTGTCTTCCGCTGGTCGCTTCAAGGCCCTTGGAGACTACTACGATGGCGAACATCAGAAATTGGTGTTTGCGCAAGCGCGGCACAAGGAGCAGTTCGCCAGCCTCTTCAACAACTGGTCGGACAACTTCACCGGGCTGATTGTCGATTCCGTCAACGAGCGTTTGGCCATTGACGGCTTTCGGATGACCGAGGAGCTACACGCCGACAAGGCGGCCTCGGAAATCTGGCAGCGGAATTTCATGGACGCTGAGTCCAACGCAGCTCACCTTGACGCCTTGATTCACGGAGTCTCGTACGCGATTGTTTGGGCAGATAAGGACGGCCGCCCGACAATCACCATTGAGTCGGCCGAGCATGTGGTCGTGCAGTACCGCCCCGGCAGTCGCAGGGAGATCGAGGCCGCAGCAAAGTTCTACGTCGACGATTGGGGCCGTACCTGGTCAACGCTGTGGCTACCCAATGGGGTGTACACGTTCCAGGAGGCAGGCCAGACCTGGCGACAGGCCAAGCGAGCCCGCAACCCGACTGGCGTCGTACCGGTTGTCCCCATTTCGAACCGGTCCCGTCTGACGGGGAAACCGCTGTCAGACCTCCGCGGCGTTATCCCGCTCCAAGACGCGATCAACAAGATTGTTTCGGATGCCCTGGTGGCATCCGAGTTCATGGCGTGGCCACAACGCTTTGTCACGGGCTTGGAAATCCTTGAGGACGAAGACGGTCGTCCGGTCGAACCCTTTCAGGTGGCTGTCGACAAGCTTTTGCAGGCCGAGGACCCGAACGCCAAATTTGGGCAGTTCGAGGCCGCTGATCTTTCCAACTACTGTGATCTTGTCGCCATGCTCGTCCAGCACATGGCCTCGATTTCGAGGATCCCTTTCCATTATTTCCTGTTGAATGGTGGCCAAGCCCCGTCCGGCGAGGCAATCACATCCGCAGAGGCCGGCCTTATCAGCAAAGTTCGCGAGCGCATGCTCCACTTCGGTGAGGCGTGGGAGCGCGTCCTGCGTTTGTGCTTCGCGGTCATGGGTGACAAGAAGCGGGCCGAAGCCTGGTCCGCCGAAGTTATGTGGCGTGATCCGGAGAACCGTACCGAGGCTCAGCATATGGACGCGTTGATGAAGCTCAGTCTCATCGGCGTCCCGCGGAATCAGCTTCTGGCCGATGCCGGTTACTCCCCACAACAGATCGAGCGGTTCAAGAGCATGCGCGAAGACGACGCCAAGGACGAAATGGAATTGGCGAGGAAGTACCCCGCGCCCGTGCCAGCCGAGAAGGAAACCCCCGGCGACGAGAAAACCCAGGTCGCGAGCAAGTCTCCACAGGGCAACGCCGGCAACGCAGCGCGCGAAGCTGCATGACACCAGCTAACCCCGAGCCCCCGAAACGGGGACTCTCTTTATGCCTCCGAAATGGATGGTTTGCATGACTGATGACACCAACTCTCCCGATCCCTCCGGAGCTTCGGCTGCGGTGCTCGTGGACGAGACCCATGTTCACACGCTCGAAGAGCTTCAAGCCGAGGTCGCCAAATGGAAAGCCCTGAGCCGTAAGAACGAAACCGCGTTCAAGGCGGCCAGCACTGAGTTGGATGGAATTCGACAGTCGGCGATGAGTGACCAGGAGCGGGCCATCGAGGCCGCTCGAACCGAAGCACGGACCGCAGCTCTTTCCGAGGTCGGGAATCGCCTCGTCGAGGCGGAGCTTCGAGCCTCCGCCGCGGCAGTAGGGGCAACCCTTCCTGCCGCCGAATTCTTGAACACTGCCGCCTTTCTCGGCGCAGACGGCTCCCCGGACACGGAACGAATTTCCGCGTTCGTCTCCACCCTTCCCAAGTCTCCCGTCGAGCCGGTCTATGACCAGTCCCTCGGGCTGGGACGACAAGGCGCCGTGAGCGGCCAATACACCCGAGACGACCTGTCTCGAATGACTCGCGCTGAACGTATCGAGGCCCGCAAGGCGGGAAAGCTCGACGCGCTCATGCGGGGTGACATCTGATCTAACAGACGAGGTCCTGCATGGCAATTGAATCCGGCCCGATCAAGGGCGTTTACACTCAGGCCGGCGACAAGCTCAATACGGGCGTCGCCGGTACCTTCATTCCGGAGATTTGGACTGACCAGCTCCTGGAAGACCTGGAGGAGGCTCTTGTCCTCGGGTCGGCGACGATCACCAACCGGAACTACGAAGGAGAGTTCCGCCGGGAGGGCGACGTCATCCGCATCCCGCACTTCGTTGACACTGTCGACGACAAGGGGCGGGTTGGTGCCTACGGCTCGATCGGGGATGCCGACCGAGCCGAGCTTGAGTACATCAAGATGACCGTCAACAAGGGATCCTCGTTCCACCTGGAGATCGACGCCCTTCACCAGCTTCAGACCAAGGCCGGCATCGACCTCATGTCGGAGCTGATCCGCCAGCGAGGCAAGGCGCTCGCTCGCACCATGGACAGGGTCATCGCCCAGACCATCGTTGCGGCCGTCGCGGGCAAGGACTCCAACGGTGTCGAAGCCATCAACGTGGCTCCCGCCGAGTTGGCAAAGTTGCCGGACCTGCACGGTGCCATCGACACGGCCGCGCTGCCGCAGTCCGTCAAGGACACCAAGGCTGTCAGCGTCTATGACTATGTCGTCGACATGCTTGAGCGGCTGGACGTTCGGAGCGCGCCGGAGGACAGTCGATACCTTTTCATCGCTCCGAAGTTGCGGAGTGCGATCCTGCGGGACAAGAAGTTCATCGACGCCAGCCACTTCGGGCACGGCGTCATGCCGACCGGTGTGATCGGAACCATCCTCGGTGTGCCGGTCCGAGTAACGAACTCCCTTGGTGTGACGGCTGGTTTGCCTCAGCCGAAGCTCGGCGCCAAGCAGGGCCATGGCGTTCTGTCCGGCATCGACATGATCATGGGCTCCACTCAGGCCGTGTCGCTTGTGATTCCGCACGCAGAGATGGACTCGTACCGGCCCGAGAAGAAGTTCGTGGACGCGATCAAGTCGCGAGTCATCTACGACACCAAGGTGATTCGCCCCGAGCAGATCATCGTGGCCAAGGCGGTTGAGGCCGACATCGCGGCGATCAACAAGCCGACCCCGTAGGGGGCCGCATGTCAGTAAGTGTTGACGACGTGGCCGCCCGTTTGGGGCGGCCCGTCACCGACGAGGAACGGCCGCGGATCGGCGCCTTCCTCGTAGACGCCCTGGCCTTCGTCGAGGACTACACCGGTCGGGACTTCCAGCGCCGCGAGCACGAGAGTTTCACCGTGTCGGCCGGGCCGGATCCACAGATCTCCCTGCCCATTCGCTACCTGCATGAACTCGCCATCGAGTCTGTGCGGAGAACGGACGGAACCGAGCTGCTGGGCTACACATTCGATGGCACCTCGCTTTGGCGAAGCGGGGGTTGGGGCTCGACAGCACAGGTTCGCGTAACGGGTACGTGGGGCTACTCCACGATCCCGGCGGTCGTACGGGCAACGGTATGCGCCGAGGTCATTCGGTGGCTGGCCATCTCGCCTGGCATCGTCAGCGAGCGGGTGGGCGAGGTCGAGGTCGAGTTCGGCTCGTCCTCGTCGGTTCAGTCGCTTTCCGCTTCAGCGCGAACATCGCTGCGAGGGTACCGCCGGCGCTTTGCAAGCCTCTCCGTGCGGCGGTCGTACGTTCCTCTGCACGTGGGGGGGCCGCCTGGTGCTCCTCGCTACTGATCACATTGAGATCTACCGCGCCGAGCTGGTGGTCGACGCCTACATGCATCGACGGGACTGGACATCGGCACATCTCGTCTGGTCCGGGCTTGCCCATGTGCAGCCCGACGGGGCGGCTGTCGAGTCCCGGTCCCCTGAGCGCGAGACAGCCGAGGAGCGACTACGCATCTGGTTGCCCCCGGGGGCCGTCGTCGACTCGGCGGACAGGGTTCTTCGCGGCGGCCACTGGTACGAGGTCCAGGGCGTGCCTCTTGCTTGGGCCCACGGATCCCTACGACATGTGCAGATCCGAGCCTGGCTGGTGAAGCACTGATGGCAGCCAAGAAGACGTTCGTTCTCCACATGCTCCCGAGTTGGGAGCGGCCCATCCTCGCCTCCACCGAGACTCACCGCCTGGTCGAGACCACGACCGAGGACATCCTTCGGCTTGCCCGCCAGGGGGCCCCGCGGTCGCGCGGCGGGCGCTACCACTGGAACTCCATCCGGAACCACCTGTCCAGTGCCGTTCTTTCCGATCTCGACGGCTACTTCGGTCAGGTCATCGTCGAGTTCGACCCGAGAGTTCGACACGCGATGCTGCAAGAGCTGGGCTATCGAGATCTCCGAGGCTCCCGGCATCCCGGTCGGCTCTACCTCAAAGCCGCCCTGGAGAAAGCGAGGATCGAATGATGCTGAATGATGCTTGATCCCGTTGCTCTCGTGGCCGGCTACCTGACGAGTTGCAGCGACGTTCCGGCGGCTGCCGTAACCGGAGATCTCCTCGACCGGCAGGCCGGCCAGACGAGCATTTACCTGCGCCACTCCGGCGGATTCCGGGTAACGCGACACCGTATGGACCGTGCCGACGTCGAGTACGACGTCTACCACGAACACCGGTCGGAGGCTTCCACTCTGTCTCGGGTGTGCCGGGATCTCCTCCTCGAAGACCTGCCGGGGCGCGTCGTCAACGGCGCCCTGGTCCTCGATGTCGTTGAGATCTCGTCTCCGCAGTACTACCCAGATCCCACTTCTCGTGAGCATGTCTACGGGGGCGAGGTCACTATTTTCTATATCGAGAGCTAGGAGCCTGTATGGCTAATGACGCACATCAGATCCGTTTCGCGCCTGCCGGTGCCCTCTATCTCGCTCCGGCTCCGAAGAACACGCCAGGCGGTACTGTACTGCCGACCACGATCGGTGACGGCAAGACCGCTCCGGCAGGTTACAAGGATTTCGGGTACGCCGATGAATCCGGGGTGACGATCACCCCACAGATCGAAACCGACCCTGTCAATGTCTGGCAGTCGGCCGTACCGGTTCTGTACAACGTCAAGGGCGCCTCGTTCAAGATCAAGGCCACCCTGATGCAGACCACGAAGATTACGACGGAACTGTTCTTCGGCGCACCGTGGAAGCCGGTTCTCGGTAACGACGGCAAAGAGACCGGAATTTTCCGCCTCGACATCTCCTCGACTCCCGACCTGAGTGAGCTTTCTCTTGTTGTCGACTGGTCCGAACGTAACGTCATGTATCGATGCGTCATCGGTCGGGCCATGGTTTCCGATCGGGGTGCCATTCAGCTCCAGCGGACCGAGAACCAGAAGTACGAACTGACCATCGACGCCTTGGACTACTCGGGTTCGCTGGGTTACGTGCTCACCAACGACGACATTAACGAGACCGGCAGTGTCGTTACCCCGGCCTCGGCGGCGTTGGCCGCCACCACCGTCGAACAGGGTGCGACCGTGAAGATCAACGGCTTGCACTTCAAGGCGGGCTCCAGTGTCACCGGAAAGGCGGCCTGACCATGGCAAACACCCCCACCAAGATCACGTTTACCGCGCCGACGGCGGGTTCCGACGGCACGTTCGTGATGAGCGCGACCGTCGCCGCCGACTGTGCGCCGGGCGTTTACGCCATCACCGTCTCGGACGGCTCGGTCGAAGTCTCCGCCGGCACGCTCACCGTGACGGCGAAGGCCGGCGGCTGACTCGGCTTCACCCCCTTTTCTTGTTGCGCCGGGGAGGGTTTGCCTCCCCGGCTCTTCCATATCCGTTAGACCTCCGGGAGACACCATGGCTACTGCGAAGCCCGCAACCCCTCGTAAGACCGCCCCGCGGAAGACGGCAGCCGCTCGAAAGGCCGAGGCGACCAAGAGCACCACCTCTGTCGAACATGCCGGTGTCACGTATGAGATTCCGGCTGCACTCGATATGCCGGTCGGTATTCTGGAGGCCCAGGACGAGGTCGAGGCGATCCGCCTGATTCTCGGTCAGGATCAGTGGGACGCGTACAAGGCAACCGGCGCGACGATCGGCGACTTCTCCGTCTTCGCGGACAAGATCACCGCTGCCGCCGGGCAGGGTGACGCGGGAAACTGATGGGAACCGTCCGTGCCATCGATCGGTTCGGTGACGAACTCGAAGCCGATTTCCTGGAGTTCTTCGGAATCGATCTGCTCGACCTGTGGCGCGGGCGGCTGTCTCTACGACGAGTCGCCGTTCTCATCAAAGCATTGGGACTGAAGAACGGCCGTTCGAACTTTGTTGCGGCGGTCGACGAAAGCACCACGTGGTCCACGACGGACCACCTTCTTGCGCGCGTGTCAGACGCGCTCGAACTGAGCAATTTCATGTTCATCAAAGCCAACTCCGACGGATCGAACAACCTCGATCCGCCGTCGCCCATTCCGCGCCCGGGTGCTCCTGCGGCCCCGGCGCCCCCACAGGAATTCGCGTCCGGTGCCGAGGTGAGCGAATTCTTCGCGCGCATGAATTCCCTGTAGGAGATGCCTATGGCGCGCGGGCCCATCAAGGTCGGCACCGGTTATATCGATATCATCCCGCAGTTGAATACCGCGGGAACGGCGGCGATGCGTGCCGAACTGACCCGAGAAATGCAGGCCGCCGGCGCCACAGCCGGCACCAGCATGCAGACCGGCATGACCCGGGGAGCCGCACAGGGGGCATCCCAGACCCGGCAAGCAGTGGCTCGCGAGGCCCGCGACTCACAGGCGACGCTGACACGAATCGAGCGGCAGATCACCGCCGAGTACGGCCAGCAGGCGGCAGCTCGCTTTCGCGCGTTCCGAGAAGCGGAGCTTGAGCGGCGATCCCTGCTTCAGGGAACGTCCCAGGCCACGCAGAGCGCGATCAGGCAGACGGCTGCCGCCGAGGCCCAGGCGGCGCGCGAGCGACAGCGGCGCGTCGAGGACTCGGCCCGTATGGACCGGGAGCTGCACCGCGAACAGCTTCGCTTGGCGCGAGAGCAGACGACCAACCGCCTGACACAGAGTCAGATTGTGGACCGGGCCCATGCCCAGGCCCTCCGGGAGCAGGCTCGCCGAGAGTCCCAGGCGCAGGCCGAGGCTCAGCGCATGGGCCGCCTGCGGGTCCAGGCCGAGCGGATGATGCATGCCGACATCAGGTCGTCCGAGCAGGCCCTGTTGAGGGACTGGCAGCAGGGACAGCTTCAGCGACTCCGCGGCGAGGTCACCACGACCCAGGGGATCCAGGCCCAGCTTCGCGACCGCATCGCGGCTCAACGCACGGCGATGAACGACGTGGCGAACACCCACACATCCGGACTGACGGCCGTGCGGGCTCAGTGGGACCAGACGTCCCAGGCAATGCAACGGGTGGGCACGAATGCCCAGGAGTTGGGGCGCTCGATCACGACGAGCCTGATCCTGCCTCTGACGACCGCGGCCGGTCTGCTGACCAATGTGGGTGTCAAGAGCGCGGACAGGAACTTTCTCTCGTCGGCGGGTCTGGCTCGTGCCGGGTTCGACCAGAAGCAGGTGGCCGAACGGCTCAAGAGCATCCAACAGTTCGCGGTGATGACCCCGTTCTCGCTGGAAGACATGATCGATAAGTTCATGCAGTATTCGCGGAACTTCGCGAACCATGACCCCCGGTTCGATGGCGAGGACCGAAACGCGAAGCTTGACGCCGGCAACACCGCCATGAAGCAGGCCGAAGCCCTGATCAAGGCGATTGCCGACGCCGCCGCGGCGTATGGCGTCATGGACCCCGAGCGGGTCAAGGGTGCGATGTACGCGGCCGACCTGTTGATGGACTACTCCAAGCTCAATACGCGTTCCCTCAAGCAGTTCACGCGCGGCACTGGTATTCCGATTCAGGAACTCGCGAAAATGGCGGGTTTCACGATCGAGCCAGGCAAGGGCAAGAACGCGGTGAAGAACGCCGAGATCGACGATTTCAACTCCCGGGCACAGTATGCCTATCAAGGCAAGCTGGATCAGTACAAGGCCGCCATGGAGCGCTGGGAGGCTATGAGCCCGGAAGAGCGCAAGGGAAAGGCCAAGCCCCAGGTGCCCTTGGCACCGAAGCTGAAGACACGCCTCGACGACGAGGAGGCGGAGGAAGAGGAGTCTGCGGCTTTCCTGGCCAAGATCCAGGAGCGTGGTGGACCCGGCGTCAGCAGCAAGCAGTTCTTCGACAACTTCATCAAGTTCACGCAGGAAAAGACGATGAACGGCAAGCCGATCTCGGGTGCCGCGGTCGAACTTTCACAGGGATCCATCGGCGGCAAGATTCAAGGTCTCAAGGAGAAGACACAGCTCAGCCTCGGAAAACTGTTCGGCGACTTTGACCCGGAGACCGGGAAGTTCGAATGGACCGAACTCGGCCAGCGTGTTCACGCCCTCGTGGGGAAGCTTGACGATATCGGTCAGGCTTTCAAGCCGACCGTCGTCACCCTCTTGGAGAACTTCTTCTCGGGCCTCGAAAAGGCCGGTGCCGGACTCCAATGGATCGCGGATGGCCTCAAGGCCCATCCTGTGCTCCGGGAGATGCTGGGCAAGTTCATCCAGATCCTTGCCATTGCCGCCCCGTTCATCATCGCCTTCGGCATCCTCACCAAGGTCATCGGCAAGACCGGGAAACTGCTCGGCTCGATCGGCGGGGCGGCAGCAACGGCAGGGCGCGGAGCCCGCGGAGCCGGCCGCTTCGGAACCCAGGTGGCCAGCGGTGCGAATCGGTGGTCTCAGGGAGGCAGCTTCCGGGACGGCTACACGGACCGGCGGGACCGGTACCGGCAGCGGGACCAGGACCGCGCGAACCCGGGCGGCCGTGAGCTTCAGCGCTTGCAGAACGAGCTGCGCGACGTCGACAGCCGAATCGGCGCTCTGCGCCGGGAGATGGCCGCCGTCAACAACGTCAGCCTGAACGACGTCATCAACACGTTGAGCGGTGCTGGTGGACGCAGTGTGGGTTCAGCGGCTCGCAACGCCGAGGACATGGTTCGACGGGTCGGCACCCAGGGCATCCGGGACCTGAACGGGACCTCGCTGAACCCGACAATCCGCAACCTTGAAGGGGTCCGCGACAAGGCCGATGCAGTCGAGCGGGCTGTCAAGGCAATCAGCGCGGAAGTGGGGCAGCTCAACGGCCGGAGCCTCATCGGCTTGCGTGCCGAGTTCTCCACGACGACCAGTGCGGCCGACGGCCTCTACGAGAAGATCGGCCAAGGCACGGGTGCTACCAGCATCGCGGGCCGCGTCGGACTGCTGAACGGACGCACACTCTCGGGGATCCGCAGCGAGTTTGATCAGCTCACAGCGGCTGCCGACAGAACCTACGAAAAGGTCGGCCAAGGAACCGGTGCTACCAACCTGGCAGGCCGAATTGGCCTCCTGAACGGCCGCACTCTCGCTGCCATCCGCGCAGAGTTCGAGGCGCTTACAGCCGCCGCAGACGGCGCCTACGAAAAGGTTGGCCAAGGTACGGGAGCCACATCGCTCGCCGGCCGTGTCGGGCTGCTCAACGGGCGGTCCTTGTCGGACATCACTCAGCAGGTCAAGGATCTCCGGGACGCGTTGAAGGATGCGGACGACAAGGCCGAAGGGCTCGATCGCAGTATCCAAAGCATCAACGGCTCAACAGGCCGTGATGGCGGAAATAACGGGGGCGGCAAGAACAAGAAGTTCGCCGCTGGAGGTGTCCTCCCGGGCTATGCCCCGGGAATCGACTCCATTCCCGCGATTCTGTCACCGGGAGAAGCGATCCTACGACCCGAGGTCGCCAACGCCCTGGGACACGGAACGATCCACGCCTGGAACGCGGCTGCCACCCGAGGCTTGATCTCACGGTTTGCCTCCGGCGGCGTGGCGGGCCGAGGAAACGGCGGGAAACTGTCGTTCCTCCTCGATGCCCTGGACACGTTCAACATCGGCCCCCTGGCAGCGTCGTTCGGCAAGTCCGTGGGATTCCAGAGCGCCGCGTCCCGAGTTGGCGGCGACACCAGCCGGAACCTGATGGGCTGGGGCCGGGACACCGTGAAGTGGAACGGCACCCAAGGCGCCGGCAAGTTCGCGGGCATGTACGACTGGGTCCTCAACAAGCTGCCCGAGGGCCTGCGGAACCTCCCGACCGGTTACAGCCAGATCATCGGCACGGTGGCCGGCGCCATCGCCCCGACCCTGGGCGAGAACTTCTCCAAGGACATTTGGCACGGCACGGGAAACATTGTCGAGCGAACGGGGAAGTTCCTCTGGGACTCGTTCAACCCCAAGGCCGTTTTCGACATGGCCAAGGATCTCGTCACAAATGGTCTCGACTCTGTGAAGGGAATCTGGGAATTCGCGAAGTCTGCGGTTACCGACCCCGTTGGGACCGTGACGGATGCGATCAACGACGTCAAGGACCTGTTCACGGGGACAACCGATGGCCTGACGGAGATGATCCGGTCCGTCAACGACATCCGGAACAACCCGGGTGAGCATGCCCGGGACATGGCGGACGCCTGGATGTCGACGGCCAGGGCGGCCATGCCCAATACGGAAGGGCTCTTCGAGTTCTCCGAGGGTGGGATCGTTCCCGGCTACTCGCCGGGGCGAGACTCCGTTAGGGCTCTCCTGTCGCCGGGTGAAGCCGTACTCCGCCCGGATGCGGTCAGGGCACTCGGTTACCGGGCTGTGCTCGGTCTCAACCAGGGGGCGAAGACAGGCTCCCTTGCGGTCGGGGACGCGACTCAGGGGTTCGTGCCCGATGCCGCGGCCGTCGAGGACGCGGTGACGCGCATTCGCACGTCGCTGACCGATCTCGTCGACCAGTTCCAGGCCGTCCAGGCGAAAGCGGGCTCGTCCTGGTCCTCGATGACGATCGGGCTCCAGGGGCTACAACGTCAGGTAACGATGTCGGCCGATGACATGGGTACGCGGATGCGCGCCTTCCAGATGACGAACTCCGTTGTCTGGACAGCCTCTCAGGCTGACGTTCTCCGCTCGGTCACCTCGATGCAGACCGGCCTTCGAGGGCTCGAAGGGTCCTTCAACGCCACCGAGGTTGCCGTCTCGGGTTCGATGGGCCGTCTCTCTTCGGCTGTGCAGAGCGCCGTGCGAAGCGCGGTCAGCTTCATCCAGGCCGCCATGGTCGAACCGATCAACACCAAGCTCCTGGCACCGGCGAAGATCCCCCTGATTGGAGATCTTCCCAGGTACGCGGCGGGCGGTGTGCTGCCTGGTTACGCGCCCGGCGTGGACTCCGTACTCGCGATGTTGTCGCCCGGCGAGTCCGTCCTACGGCCCGAAGTTACTCGGGCTCTCGGATCCGACACCGTGCACGCCCTCAACGCGGCAGCGATGCGAGGCAACCTTCCTCGCTTCGCTACCGGAGGGGTCGTGGGGGATTGGAGTTTCGCGGGGAACTCGTTCCCGGGCTCCTTCGCTGCGGACTCGAAGCCCGCGCTCGACCAGTCGATGAATGCATTCCTTGGGGGGATGACACAGCTCGGCTGGCTCGGTGGCATCGTCCAGGCCGGTGTCGAAAAGGCGCGCTCCGGAATCGACGCCTTGCTTCGCTCGCGCGACGAAGAGTTCGGTACAGGCGCTCAGGCGGTCGTCGATGCCGCCCGCCGAGAGATCGGTCAGGGCGACAGCGGCGGCGACAACCGCAACAAGTACAACGGTTTCAACGGCGAGGCTTGGTGCGCGGATTTCATCTCGTGGATTGTGGGTGAAACGCGCTCCCAGCGCGGCTACTGGGGTCTCGGCGGCTTCCGCTCCGCCCCCGCCGTTGCGACGTGGGCAGGGGCCGCCGGTTCGGCGGGGGACAGCTTCACCGACCCGAACCGGGCACGGCCCGGCGACCTCGCGATGTACCGCGGATCCGGTCCCGGATCCTGGGGCCACATCAACCTCGTCGAGGAGAACCGTGGCGGCCTGTTGACCACGATCGGCGGTAACGAGGGCCCGGTAGTCAAGCGCTCCGTTGGCTACGGAAACCGCGCCGATCTCTTCGCGAGGCCGAACGCCAAAACCTTGGCAGCGCTCAGGGACGGCGGAACGGCTGAGGAGAGCCCCTTCGACGAGAGGGCGCTGACCGGCCGGGGCTACTGGATGGGTACGCCCAGCGCCTCACCGGGACTGGCCCTCGTGGGCGAGCGCGGTCCGGAGTTGGTGAATTTCAGGGGCGGCGAGCGCGTTATCCCGGCCGCCGAAACGGCAGGTCTACTCAGCAGTGGGCCTCGCTACGAGATCCACATCCACGCCGTTCAGGGCGTGCCGACCGACAGGGAGATCGTCCGAGCACTCCAGTACGCGGAGTCGATGTACTCGCTGTGATGTCCAGCCCTCCAGAGTCGATGTCCGGCTCTGGAGGGCTTTCCGCTGCCCCCAGGGAGGGTGCCGATGCCGATTCCGTCCCTACCGGGGCCGATAGCCCCAGACAAGCCGAACCCGAGTCCCCGCCCTCCGCTACCGATGCGGTGGGCCCACACGTATGTGTCCATCGCAGGGTCGAACGGTGCCGGCGAAGAGATCCCCCTGACGGGATTCGTCGATCGAGAGTGGCCGGCGATCATGATGCGCGAAGGCGCGACCGGGCTCGACATGCCGCCCTTTGAACTGCACGCGGATGACAGCCCGAATTTGGACGGAAGCATCTACCGGTCGAGCAGGGCGACCGCGCGACAGATCATGCTGCCGCTCCATCTCCAAGGTATCGACAGGCGCACGCTCAAGGAGCTGAAGCGCAAGCTCTCACGAGCACTCAACCCGCGCAACGGTGCCTGCAAACTGACGTTCACCGAGGCGGATTCTCAGCCTCGGCATCTTTGGTGCTACTACGTCGACGGCATGCAGGGCGCGGAAGGCGTCGACACAGCCGGGTTCAAATGGTGCCGCTACGGCATTCAACTGATTGCCCACGACCCTTGGTTCTATTCTCCGGATCTTACCGTTGCCGAGTGGACCTTCACGAAGGGGTCGGCGTTCCTGAAGAAGGGGGCGACGCCCTTTCTGCCGATAACTATCAACAAGGGTGTGCTTTCGTCCGAGGCGGTACCTGTCATCAATCCGGGTGACGTAGAGGCGTGGCCGGTGTGGGAGATCAAGGGCCCTGTTCGGTCGCTGACTTTCACATCGCCGACAGGAGCGTCCTTTGCCCTTCCCGGCCGATCCGATGGCCAACCCGCTGTTGCCGACGGGCGAACCCTCTCCGTCGATACGCGGCCGGGGAAGAAGACGCTGGTCGACGACCGCGGCGAGAACTATTGGCCGCTGCTAGGCCCGAACCCCTCCTTGTGGTCGGTGCCGGCCGGTAAATCAACCGTCTCCATTGTGCTCGTACCAGGAGCAGGAGATCCACGGCTGAGATTGACGCTTCGCCCCCGCTACGAGAGCTACTGACATGGGATATCGCATCGAGGTGCGCGATCGAAACCTCAATCGAGTCGGCGAGATCGACACCTGGACCAAGCTCGATTTCACAGTGCGCTACTGCGACAAGGGGTACTGGAAGCTGCTGCTCAAAGACGGAACCGCGCAATCCCGCCTCATCGAGAAAGGCGGTGGGATCGCGATCTGGCAAGACGGCGTCCCCGTCCCCGTCATCTCCGGACAGGTCGAGGAATTCAACCGCTACTTCACCGTGGAGCAACACACAGGACCCGGCTCGGTCTACATATCCGGGCAGTGCGACAACAAGGTGGCGTTCAACCGGCTCGCCTGGCCGGATCCGACGAAGCCGATCAATCAGCAGTATCAGGCGCCGGACAACCGCGGGGCATCCGGCCCTGCCGGTCAAGCGCTCTGGTGGGAGCTGGACAGGAGTATCGGGGACAACGCCCTCGTCGACCGTCGCGTTCCGGGAATTGTTATCGGACCGAACCCCGGGCTGGGTGACATAGTGGCGGACAGCCTTCGTTTCGACGTCCTTGGCACCAAGTTCCAGGAATGGTGCAAGGCGAAGTCCGTGGGTTACAGGTTCGTGTGGAATCCGGATCTGAGAAAGATCGTCCTCGACATCTTCAGGCCCTCGGACAAGTCGACGAAGGTCCGCTTTTCCACGGAGTTGGGGAACCTGCGCGAGTACACCTGGACACTGACCGCACCGAGGGTGACGAGAGCCATCGTTGCCTGTCAGGGCGAAGGCGCCGATCGATACATCCATCAGAAGGTCGATGCCACCGCCGAGGCGGAGTGGGGGTTTTCCATCGAAAGCTTTGTGGATCGCCGTGACCTCCCGTTGAAGACGGACCCCGCAACCGGTCTCCCGATCAAGGCGAAAGCCGAGACCACCGACGACGAGTTCGCAAAGGCGAAGCTCGCCGTGGTCGAAGCGGCTGATGCGGCACTGAAGGAAGGCGCGGGAAGCGGCAATTTCCAGATCTATCCCATCGACACCGAACAGATCCAGTTCGGTCGAGACTATTTCGTCGGCGATCGGGTTACGGTTGCGGTCGATGGCGAGGAGTATTCGGACATCGTCCGCGAGGTCAACATCTCGGTGGAAGACGGCGGGAAGTCCTCGTCCGTGACCCCGGTAATCGGCGAACAGGGCACCAATGCGCCCCTGAACCTGTACGCACACGTGGCCGCCATGCGCGATCGAGTGCGACGACTCGAAGCGAGGCTCTAATGGCGGAAATCAGCTACCCCTATACGGAAAAGAACGCCTCGGGAGCTACGGATCTGGTGAGTCAGGTCCAGTGGCAACGCATGGCAACCACGTGGGGCGGTGACTGCGTGGACTTCCAGTTGACCGCTGGAGGCTATTCGAACGGCTCTCTACCGTTCGATTATCAGGTAGTAAATGGCAGGTCTCTTCAACTGGGTCCGGGTGCCGCCGTCGTCGGAGGCTTCCACTACGAGCTGACGTCGGCCCTCGCACTTGACGTCCTTCCGAATCCGACCGATCAGACGCGACTCGACACCATTGTGATTCGAACGGACCTCACGCGGGGGGCAACGAACCTGGCGATCGTCAAGGGGCAGCCGGCCACGATTCCGATTGCCCCGCAGCCTCAAAGGGTTCCGGGGCAGATTTGGGAAATGGTGCTCTACGAGATCATCGTGGCGCCGAAGGACGGCGTGATTTCCCCACGCGATCGGCGTACCTTTCGAACCCCGAGCCCGGTCGGCATGGCCTGGAACGTCGAGGAGTCCTCGAAGAACCTGGTTCCCGGCACGTTCGTTCTCGACATGGACGCGGACGGCTCCGATACCCAGTACGAGGGGTGGAGGGGGCGCGACGGGTACATGGTGACCCGCCATCTGGGGCGCTCGCTGGGGTACACGCCCCGTCTGGCACGAGCGACGAATGCGCCGGCGGAACTGCGTGCCGTCGGCCGGTGGCGTTTCATCGCTCCCGGAACGGTGTGGTTCACGGCCAGGATCCAGAACGCGACGGACATCACCATTCGCACCAACGGCGAATCGTTGGGCCTCGGACTGCCCATGCAGGCGAGCGGCACCGTGGGACAGGTACTCACGGGTCATCTTCAGAATCCGTACGAGAAATCCGGCATGCCGAACTTCATGCTGCTCCAGGCCCTGTGCTGGGAGGGGAACGGGATGGAGAACCCTTCGCTGTACACCCAAAGCCAATGGTCCGCCGCGGATGGCATGGATGTCCTGACCACAATGCCCGCTCAGTCGAGCATCTACTTCAGCGGTGTGTACGAAGCCAATGTGTTCAACGAAAGGGGCTGACATGGCACGGAATCTTTTCGGCGGAACCCCCGCCGATGTGGCGGAGGACATCGACGGTCGCCGAATGTCCGGCGCCGTGGGCACGGCCTGGGACGGGCCGGGCGAGACCGCCCGCCGGATCACCGACCTCGCGGCGGCGGACGGGTCTCCGCTGATTCAGCTCCAGGCCGACCACCGCGGCATGATCGCGCCCTTCTACGGACCTGCCGACGACAGCGAACGGCTGTGGGTCGACTTCGGGGTCGGCCGCCTGGCGCTGGTGTCGACGACGGTCGGTGAGCGGCTGAGGGACCACGCGACGGCGGACGACCCCCACCGCAGCAAGGCGTACGTCAACGACCAGATTTCCAAGGTGCTGCCCAAAACCGGTGGGGTGGTCGAAGCCGTCTCCGAGACGAGCTGGCTCACGGTCACGGTCCCGCCCGCAGTCGCCGGGACCGCGGACGGCGTCGGAAACGCGTGGGTCCTGCGAGCCCAGGACGGCACCGGCACGAAGGACTTCACCCGCCTGAAGAACAGCGGCGCACTTCAGATCGATCCCGTGGGAGCCCATCTGCCCCTGGCGGTCGGCTCGTTCCAAACCGAGCCGGGATCGCCACTGATCCGGGGGCATCGAGGTCGCAGTGGGACCGGCGGCGGTCCGGTCGTGTTCGAGGTGACGACCGGTGGTGATGTTCACGCCGAGGGCGCGGTATCCGCCTCCAACATCGGTTCCGCCCGCGTGTATTCGGGCCCCAACCCTCCGGCGAACCCTCGTGCAGGAGATGTGTGGGTGCGCTATGCCTAACGTCCTTGAGTACAACGGAACAGCGTGGGTCGAGAGAGTGCTCACCGCCCGCTCCGGAACATCGTGGGGATCCGCCGAAGCCCTGTACTGGGATGGCCTGGAGTGGCGCACCGGGGCACCGCCGGCTCAGGAGTTCCCCATCTATCGGAGCAGCAGCCAGGGCGAGACCGTCAACAGCCCCAGTGTCGAACTACGCCTGCCCGCAGTCGCGGTGTCCGATCTCGTGGTGTCCGTCTGCACGTCGGTCGGGCCGATCGACAGGGCGCCGAGCGTGGTCGCCCCCGCCGGCCTACTCACCACGCAGTACCGGCTGCGCGCGTCCGGCGTGCTGTTGCAGGTCGTCATGTGGCCGTGGGCTCCCGAACGCGGGAAGCAGGTCGTGTGGGACCTGGGCGGTGCGGCACACGCCGCGGTCACGAACCTCGTATACCGGGCCGCCGACCTGTCCGCCCTGGGCGTCACACCGGTTGTGGAGATCAAGGAGGTCTCCAATTCGACGGAGATTCCGCTCGCGGCCTCTCGCAACCACACGACGCTCTACCTGGCGGCCACGGTCAGCAGCGATTTGACCGGGGCGGCCTGGCCCCCGGGCGTGATGGCCCGCACCACGCAACTCGGGGTCTGGGGCGAGGACCGCGTCAGTGTTCTCACAGCCGACACACCGGGCGCAGGCGCCTCACCGGGATCCCTGCGGCTCGACACAGCCGTGCGCGGCGCCGCCTGCGTCGTCATCACGATCCCCGGCCAATCCGACGGACTACCGACGTGGATTCTCGGCGACCTGGCATCCCGCCTCGGTCCGACTACCTATCTGGGGTGATGACGGCATGCCAAAGCCAACCATCAAAAGCTGGAACGCGCGTGAACAGGTCACCGCAGAAAAGCTGAACGAACAACTGCGGGACACGACCGCATTCCTGTACCAACCGCCGTATGCCTCCCTTTGGACGGCGGACAACACGCAGACCGCGGGCGGATCCGTGACGCAGCTCTCGTGGACCGATTGGGAGTTCCGGGGAGTGGCGATCCAAAGCAGCGCTCCTCGTGCCGCCTCCGGCATCCTCGTGCAGGAACCCGGTCTCTATCAGATCGACTATGCAGTGTTGGCTCAACCCGTCGGTGGCATCAGCCACATCCTTACCTACGTAAGAGTGAACGGGACAGAAGTCATCGGCAGTGCCGCAACCGCCGCAGACGTGGGGTTCATGTCGACGGGCCGCATCAACGGGGTTGTGAAGTTGCGGGCAGGCGACGTGGTGTCCTTTGCCTACTACTTCTCCAGCGGTCGATCCGGCGTGGTTATCGGAAACGGCGCAGTCAAGCGCGGCACCCATGCCTATGTCTACTACGTAGGGGAAAGCTGATGTCCATCGTCACCCCCATATTTCCCGCCCCACGCACGTGGGTGGCAGGAGAGTTGATCACGCCGGCCATGCTCGACGAACAGATATATCGAACTCGCCTGAGCCTGTGCGCAAGACCCGCAGCGGCATTCAGCGCCGCAGTGGTCAAGGCCGGGGCATTTCCGGCTCGGAACATCACATGGGGCGCGGTCGAAAAGAGCGAGATCGATGTCCTCACAAACTCGGAGTTCGCCTACCGGGCAGCGAGCATCCGCCATGCCGGGCTGTACGAAGTACGCCTGGGCCTGCGCTGCCAGGCCGCGAGCGGACGGGGGACCACACAAATCTCGGCGGTCATCCGTGTCAACGGCACGGAAGGCGCACGGGGATCGACCGCCGCGGCGGGATGGTGGGACGCCTGCGAGGCATCCACCCTGGTCAACCTCCAATCCGGGGACTGGGTCGAAGCCTACTGGGACACATCCGACGCAGCCGGCGCGGCCGTTTTCGAAGGAGCGGGATCGAGCCGCTTTTCCGTGCGAATGATTTCACCAACACTGTGAGGCCCTATGACGCCGACTGACATCTTCGGCTATGCCGGAACCCTCGCCTCCGTAATCGCTGCCCTGGTCATGGTCAAGGCAGCCTGGCACATCAACACCGCCCAGGTATGGCGCGGCGAAGCCGAGGCACAAAAAACTCGGGCCGATAGATTGCAGGAGGACATGAACGAGGTCAAGGAACGCCTCGTGCGCATCGAGAGGGAAAACGCGCGACTCATCGAGATCCTGACCTCCCTCGCCCCATCTCAGGTCCAACCGCCACGCATCTAAACACGTAGCCGAGACAAGCCGGATCCACTTTCGTGGGGGCCGGCTTTTTTGCTGCCCAAAAACAGGAGGACCATGGCGAATTCCGCTGCGTCGATGATCGAGCTGGCTGCTACGCAGGTCGGCTACAAGGAAGGCCGAGACAACTGGACGAAATATCCACCCGAGGTACCGGGCCTCGGATGGGCACAGAACGATGCTTGGTGCCAAACCTTCATTAGCTGGTTGGCCGTCAAGACTGGTAATACCGACGTTGTTCCCATCACCGCGAGTTGCGTAACCTGCACGAATTGGTACAAGAACAAGGGGCGTTTCTACTCCTCTCCTCGGGTCGGCGACCTCGTCATGTTCGGACCGTCGGGCGGCTCGCACGTCGAGCTGGTGGTGGGCGTCTCCGACTCCGAGATCACCACGATCGGTGGCAACACCAGCGCCACGTACTCCGCGACCGGTGACGGGGTCTACCGCAAGAAGCACGACCGCTCGTTCTCGCGGATCCACGGCTACTGCCGACCGGCCTACACCTCCGGCTCGACATCGCCCGGCGGCAGCTCGGGCACGTGGACCGTAAAGCGCGGGCAGACGCTGACTGCCATCGCCGCGGCCCTGGGCGTCAGCATCGCCGCGATCCTCGCCCTCAACCCGTCGATCAAGGACCCGGACAAGATCAACGAGGGTCAGGTCATCTCGGTACCCGCACCGGCGACGCCGGGTGTGCCAACCGGCCCCGGCAAGCCGGTGGATCCGCCCACCGCGGGCTCGTCGGAACTCCTGCCGTACGCACTGACGGTGAAGCAGGAGACGTTCTCCCCCAATGACAGCCAGTGGGCTCACGCGCGGACGATCGTCGAGGTCGGCCGCGAGCGGGGTTTGCCCACGCGGGCCTACGTCATCGCGGTGGCGACCGCACTCCAGGAGTCAACGCTTCGGAACCTGTCCTACGGCGACCGAGACTCCCTCGGCCTCTTCCAGCAGCGGCCTTCCCAGGGGTGGGGGACTCCGGCTCAGCTCCAGGACCCGACCTATGCAAGTAACGCCTTCTACAGGGAGTTTCAGGCCCGCAGCATGGCGAAGTGGAGCGATTGGCGGACACGCCAGCTCTGGGAGGTAGCGGACTACGTTCAGCGGTCCGGCTACCCGACGTACTACGCCCGCTGGGAGCGCCAGGCGGCGAACATGGTGGCGACGATCCTCGGCGACGGAGTTCCTACCGAGGTACCGTCCACGCCCGCGGAGAGCCCGACGTCACCGCCTCCTGCGGGGGCCCGCGTCATCGTCCGCGAAGGGCAAACGCTGTCGGGCATCGCGGCATCCCTCGGAGTGTCACTGAGCCGCCTCCTGGCGGCGAACCCCCAGATCTCGAACCCGGATCAGATCTACCCGGGCCAGCGCATCAACATCCCGGGGAGGGGAGGCGCGGCGGCTGAGCTGGTCGTGAATCCTCGAAAGTCGAAAACTCCGAAGACGAACACCACCGCGCCCGTCAAGCAGCATAAGGGCAAGCGGCACACGATTCACTGCGTGCATGTCACGAATGTGAACGTGACGGTGAACAACACCATCAACGTGATCGTCGTGCAGCCGAAGCCCAAGCCCACGGAGAAGCCCAAGCCGCCGGTCATCAACAAGCCCGAACCGACACCGATCGAGACCCCGAAGGAGAAGGAGAAGGAGCAGGAGAAGAAGCAGCCGACGAAGACTCAGAAAGAGGTGAAGGCAGCATGACCTTCATCCGTACCAACCCTGCCCGCCTGTACTCCATCGTGACTGCGGCTCTGCCGCTGGCCGTTTACTACGGCCTCGACCTGCCGATCGAGATCGTCATCCCCTTGGCGGCTGCGCTCTTGGGGCTGGGTGAGGTCGTCCAGCGCACCGAGGACCGCAAGACGACGGACGCACTGTACGCGCCGTCTCCCGAGCACGAGGTAATGCCGGTCATCGGCTACCTCGGCTTGGTGGACGGCGACCAGGACGACGAGTCCACCGAGGCGAAGAACGCCTAACGCACAATGGCCCCGGCCGCCCAGAGGGCGGCCGGGGCCATTTTCTCGTATTGCGGCGCGGCGGCTATTCGTCGACGGGTACGAAGTCCTTGCCCACGATCCACCCCACGAGCAGGCCCGACACGGCGTGGTAGACCGGACGCCTGTCCGACTCAGCCACGGTGGGTGCGGCCTGTTCCGGCACGGAGATCGAGAACGGCGTGAGCGTCTGTGGCCGGGTCGGCGCAACCGTCAAGGTTGGCTCAGGCTCCGAGGGTGGAGCCAGGAACGCCAACGTCGGCAGGCTCGGGTTCATGGGTGTGCTCCTGGGACGGTCGTGGGGTTCGACCCAGGATCGCATCTCACCCCGACAGTTGCCTTCCGTTTTCGGACATGACAAAACCGCCCGGCACCGTGAGGTGCCGGGCGGCAGGCGGAGCCGAGCTGCATCGGACATCCGCAATCTTCGTCGAATGGCGCTCTCCGAAGGCTGGTGCTCCACCAGTGTGCACAGTCCCCGGTCCGAAATCCAATCGCGGTCGGACAGAATGAAACAACTGAATCCTTGCTAGGGGCAGACGAGTTCGGCGAGCGGACGCAGAGCCACAAACTCGTCACCCCGGAGATATCCGATCAGCTCGCCCGTCTCGTAGTGGTGGACCTCCCCGGTCTCCCAGTCGACCGGGTGAGCGGTCGCACCGTAGGCATCACTCGACGCTTTGGAAAGGGGCACCTCCGCCTTCCCCGGGCCCGCGTCAACATGTGGCGGGCTCACAACAGAGTGCTTCTCCACGAACGCCGCTGCCGCTCGTCGCCCCTGCGCCTGCCTACCGGTGACTGCCATTTCCGCAGCACGCTCAACCATCCACTCACGCGTGACCGACGAAACGGCGCCAGAAGCACCCTTCCCCGGCCTTCGGGTCAACGACCGAAGCTCTGCCCGAATGGCTGCATGCGCATCGGCCGCCTCGCAGTAGCCCCAGAGTCCTTCACCGACAGCAACGGTCGTCAGCCCAGAAATCTTGCTCTCCTTGGTTGGTTTGAACTCTCGACTGTCCATCAGGACGTTCAGACGCGGCGCGGAAATGCGCTCCGCGCAGACGTCGCAGTCACAGGGATGGCTCATGCACCAGCACGTGACCTCGTCGCACAACCGGTCGGGCCCATGCCCGTCACCACGGTGGTACCAGGTGGGGTAGACGACGTGTTGTCGGTCGTACGGGTGTCCGTGCGGAAGCGGGTAGCCCAGGCACGGTTGCGTTGACCGTGTCGCAGAATCCTCGTTGGCCCAGGCTGCTCGGCATGCGAGGCACTGAAGCCGGCCCTCGGGCCGCAGTCTCAGCCGATGCTGGCTCAGAGCAGCGCCCGCAGAGGGTTGGTCGATGCCTGGCGTGCAGCATGCGGCTTGGGAACCCGGGCCTGCGTGGTCGAACCGGCCGACGGCCGATCCGGTGCTACTCGAACCACCCGGAGCGGCGGGGAAGTTGAAGGCGGCTCTGTCACGGGCTCGTTGCCCTCCTGCCTCTCATCGCGACTCACGAACCGGTACACCGTCGGGCGGTTGCCCAGCCCGCTTGCGCTTTGGCCCCTGACCATCTCGACGTCAGACATCGACGCGACCGCCTCTTTGATCTCATCAGCCGTCGCTCGATGCATCAGGCCGCGCGTCATCAGCTTTCCCGTGGCTTCGCCGCCGTTGCGTTGGATCACCCCCCGAATCAGCTCGGGCAACGTCTTGGGGACAACGCTCGTCGCCTTCGTCGCGGAAGCATCTGTAACCAGCTTCTCGACGGAAGCACCGGCGTACTCAATGAAGGCCATGGCCGCTTCGAGGCATTCCACATCAATGAACGAGCGGCGAGCGCTGGCACTGAGAACGGTCGCGACGCGTTGAACCTGCTCCGAGGCACGAGCCACGAACGCGCCGATGTGGTCGGGCATGGCCCGGACCTTCGCCCGATGCTCGACCCGGAACGCGTCGAAGCGCTCGGACGCCTCCCTGTCGAAGACGATTCTTCGTGGCCTGGAAGTCGCCCATGTGTAGGCGTCCGTCAGATCTCGCGACTCAGTGATCTCGGGTACGTGGCTCTCAGGGAGGACAACATCACTTTCGACGGAGATGAAGAGGTAGCGGTTGTAGGACCCGCCGAGTGCATCCCGCACCTTGATGTACGCCGCGAACTCGCCGGGGGTGATGTGAGCGTGCAGACCCAAAAGGGGGCGGGCAACAATCTGCTCGTTGTCCTTGCCGTCCTTCCCCTTCGCGCGGTTGGCGATCCTCTGTCCGTCCCACGCGGTCCGAAGGTGAGGCCCGAACGTCGGGCACGTGGCACTGCGGCGAAGAACTGTGGGCCACTCTTGCTCGACCAGGAGGGCGCGGCCGTCCACTCCTCCCTCTGTGCCCCTGGTGGCCACCTCCAAGCCATGGAGAAGGTCTACAAGCGACGGCCCCGACGTGATACCTGAGTACGTACGGGCCGAGAGGAACCCGCTGATCGAAGGGCCCACGGCCGCTCGTGCGGTGGACAAGGCGTAACCCTTGTTGCCGTCAGCTGTACGACCAGCCAGAACCGTCCAGACGCCGACGGGTCGCGCTTTGCCCGTTCGTATGTGCCCGTTCAAGGCCGACGAGAACAAAGTCAAGGCCGCCGCGTACACCCCTACTGGGTCCGCCTCGGTGTGGGGCAGGGCCCGCTCGACTGCTTCGCCGAGCGGGCCATACTGCATGGCATCGATCGAGGTCACGCGGCCCGGTCCTCCTGCGCCTCGACGATTCCGTGAAACCGAATGCTGTCGATGTCTTGCTCATCCACGGTGCCGTCGGGATCCTCGTTCCACACGGCTTCCATAAGTCCGATTTCTTCGTGCTCAAGCAGGTACTCACGCACGCTTGCGGCACTGCGCGCGACGTTCGCGGGAACCTCCATCGTCACTGTGGCCTCGTACGAGACGGACTCGGTAACTTCCACCGTCACGGAGACATGGACGGTTTTGCCTTCGTCGACCAACGCCTGTTCGGCGGCCACCTGAAGAACCATCAGATCCGCTGCCTTCTTGTGGACGGGGACCAGTTCCCGCACGTCCGTGACGGTTCGCTCCAAGAACAGGCGGGTCAGGTCAACGTCGCCCGCAGTGGGGTCAAGCCGATCCCGGAGCATCTTGGCCACGACGGTGCAGGCGTCGTACTCATTCGATGCGCGGGCCCGCAGTTCGAACGTGTCGGCGGCGGACGCTCCGCCCCAATAGCCGGTGACCAGGTAATCACGCATGCTGTCTCCTATAATCAGTTGGTGGGTTCGAGGGGGCTGCTGGCGCCCCATTGGGCGTTGAAGGAAGCGGCAATCTGGGTCATGGTCGAGACCACCGACCGGTCGAGGACGCAGTTCTGGCAATCAGCGCACGTCACCTCGATGTCCTCCGTATCGATGCGGAGAAACCTTGGGGGCCCGTGCTCTCCGCTCGCGTCCCAGCGGAGACACAGAGGTGGATTGATTTCGAAGTCGGTACTTCCACAATGCGGACACAGCGCGTCGTCACGGTTCATGCAGACTCCTTCAATCGAGTGGACTTCCTTTTCAGGGAGGGGAGTTCATCTCCCTCGGGCAGTCGACCAGCCGAGATCGCGCGGGCGAATGCACCCGGTGTGGCAGCGTCAAAGCAGCCCGTGGCCGCCTTGCGCGCTGCTCGCACAAGGGCTGCCGACGGGTCGTCGCCACATACGATCAGCGACGTATCGGGGCCGATCTCATCGACGACGACGTAACCCCTGCTTCTGACCGCGTCGGCCGCATCGTGAGGGTGGTAGCCGGGGATACTGCCGGTGATGACGACGGTGGGTGCCGGCCCCGTGGGGTGGCCCGACTTTTCGTCGTCCTCCTGGACATCCGGCCCAGGTTCGTCCTCGTCGGCTTCGGGCTCGGTTGGCATCTCGAATAGGTCCCGAAACCAGCCGGCGAATCGGTTCGCGTGTTCGCCGCACAGGTCCCAGGCATCCGTCCCGAGACGAAGTTCGTCGGACGCCGGTACCTCTTCTCCCTTCGCCGCGCATGCATCGCACTGGACTACTTCGATCACTCGTCGTGCCACGAGTCCCCTTTCGGTCCGGGCGGACATCACCAGGGGGCGACGTCTCGCCGCCCCCTGATGAACCCCAACCGGCTTTCACTACTGGACAGGCACCGGGCCTGTGTCGCTGACGTCGACGTCGTCTAGCTCGATGTCCTCACCCGCCAGAGAAAGGGCGGTCCACACCGCGACCCGGACCATGCCCTCAGTCCAATCCGGCGGTGCTTCCAGCTCGATGACATGCATTTCGAACTGGCCCAGACTGGGTGCGGTGCACAGCCACAGACGCGGCGTCAGCTCGGGCGTCGCGTTCCCTTCGTCAGGCGGCATCGGACGCCGTCACCCCCGCCCTATGCCTGCGTAGTGCGTCCTGGTAGATGGCCCCGACCGCTTGGACGAGCCCGCAGTGAGCACTCGTTCGTTCGTCTGCTGGGTAGAGCGTCGATCGGTCGTAGGCATCCACGTAGATGCGAGACAAAGCCACGTGCCGACCCGCCGGGCTGTCGATCACGGCGGCCTTCTCGGCGGAGGCTTGAAGGTCGGACAGGTCATCCCAATACAGAGACACCTGATCCCATTCGATCGAATCCAAGGATTCGATGTAGCGCTTCATTTGCGACAAGTAGGCGCTCCAAGGTTTAGACGGTTTATGGTCAACGTGCTCACTCGTTCCCGGGACAACTATCGTGGGGCTCGGCGCATGCGTGGATTCCGAGAACCGAGATTCCTCCGGGCTGGAGCGCGAGCAGTGCTACGGCGCTCATCAAGGCCACGCGGCTTTCACGCCGCTTCTCGGTCTGCTTGCCGCCGTACTGGAGGATGTCTCCGTAGTGGGCAATCAAATCCAGAGCCATCACCCGTATTGCCTCGCGCTCTCCTTCGCTGGCAGAGCGCAACTCGTAAATGCGCCATGGGACGAAGCCCAACAGGAAATCGACGAGGTTGTCACGGAAGGGGTCACTGCGGAGCGGGACCGGTGTGGTCTCGTGGGGGACGGCTCTTCCCAGCGGACCATAGGATTCAGTCATTACTCCTCCGCTCCCAACGCTCCGCCGACCCCTGGTGCGGACACTGGCCGTTGGGGACCCCGAGATGGTAAAGATCCGCGTCGCACTCACAAGGGTCCGTGGCTACGCGTTCTTCCCACATTCGGTAGCACACACCGACTCGGCGCCAATCGAATCCCCACCACGTTTCGTAGCGGCCGAGATGATTCAAGAATTCTTCGGTCTCGACTTCGACGAGGGCCGCGCGTTCGAAGCGCACTCGATCGATTTCTCGCTTCGGAACGTCGTCCCTGTAATCCGCAGCCAACAGACTTCGGGTGAGCTGCGACACTACGAACGGCAGGACCGCGCTTTGCGAACGCTGCTCGTTCAGAAGGACGGGATGTCCGACCTTAGTGGTGTCCTTGAGCATTACGTTGAACCCGAACTCAGGCAGAAATCTGATATCTCCCACATTGCACCTTCGGCTTGTGGCTCCCTCTTGACGGGCGCCCATCAGACGGGCCCGGCCCAATTGCCGGGCCCGCATGAAAGGGGTCCGCTAGTGCTTTGCGTCCAGCGACGCCACGTAGCGTTTCGAATCCCATCGGTTCAACGTCAAGACCTCTTCGTGACACTCCATACGGGTGCTGGATCCGTCGCGGAACCTGATGTCCATGTGTTGGATCGGAAGGCCGTTGGAATGGAGCGTGAAAGCCATCGACCAGCGATACAGCGAGACGATTACGCGCCGCTGTGACCCCTCGGTGAGGACATCTCCGACCTTCAAACGGCGGACCAGGCGATAGACGGGAGAGTGTTCGCCGTTGGCGTCACGCCATTTCGACATCGACACCGTTGCCGGTCCCCCATTCCTCCACCTTGATCACGTAGATGCGGACCGATCTACCTTCGGGGGAGACGCCCGGTATTCCCGTGGACCCATAGCGGTTGACTTCCCGGCGGCACTCGGAGCACCGATTTTCGGTCCACGCGGTACCTTCGGATTCGAAGGTGATTGAGCACTCGGGCCCCCACAAGCAACCCCTTGCGGCACAACCACCAGAGCGACGCGGTTTCGCCATTCCTGCCTCAGTTCCTCTCGTCAATGATGTCGGTGGGGTTCGCGAAGTCGTCCTGCCGATCGCGGGCTCCATAGAAGAAACCCACGTATTCCGCCCCCCACCACCCGACGCGTTCCCGCGCGAGATCCCTTGTGTTCGCCCACGATTCGCTTTGGACGATCACCACCATCCACGAATAGTCACCGCGCTGCCCGATCCCGGTGATTGTTTTCACGCGTCTTCCTCTTCGTCTGCCCGCTCGTACTGGTAGTGCTGGAGACCCCGGTTGTTGCACTCCTCGAATTCGAGGCCCAAGGAGTCGCAGGCGTGGCGCAAGTCGCACAGGAAGTCGGCAACGACAACTTGAGCCGCGTCCCGTTCGTCATCGCTCCCGGTATAGATCATCCAATCGGGGCAATCCTGTCCCGTCAGTCCTGTGAAGAATTCGAGCGCTTCCTTTGCCCACTCGGCCCTATCGGCATTTGTGAGAATGTAGGCAGGCATAATCCTCCTGTTAACGTGTGATGTCAGGTCCGGCGGACCATGGACAGGGCCGGTACGAGACCGGCCCGACCAAAGCACTCGGGGCCTAGTTGTCAGCGAAGATGTGAACACCGTCGGGTGCTTGGACCACGTCGTATGCGTTCTCAAGATCTCTGGCGTACGACTCGTAATCGAAGTACTCCGTTATGAAGTCCGGATACTCAGAGAGCATGGCGTCTGCATAGGAGTCCGAGAATTCTCGGAACGAGTCGTGAGTGCCTACGTAGCGATCCTTGATGTGCCGCTCCAATTCATTGAGAGCGCACGTGTTCTCGCCCAGGAAGTGAGCCAACACGGCCGATCCGCAGGTTTCGATTAGGCGCGAATAAATGACGAGGTCCCCAATTGGGGTGTACTCGCCAATCGCTATCGGATCGAACCCCTCAGAGTCATGAATTGCCCATTCTTCGGCCGCTTCACCGTATTTCCGGGCCGTGGGGGATGCTTTGAGCATTGCCTCAATTTCATCCCAAATCCCGGATTCGGTATTATCCGCTACATCGATCCACGCCCCGTGAAGAATCTCATGGTTGTAGTCGCTGAGACTGGCTACGTAAATACGCTCGGTACTCATTGATTTCCTGCCAAGGTTGAAAGGATGTCAAAACCGTCGATAAAAGCAACCGGCATCTGAACCACCACCGGGACGTTGAAAGCCGAAGTCGCGTCCCGCAGACAAGCCTGCTGCCCCCACCCCAAGGACTCCACGAACGCCACTGCATTCGTCAACTGGGGGAATTCGAGGTCATAGAATTCTGCGCAAGATCCATGCACGATGCCCTCGTGCATGTGCACTACTCTGGCCAGTTCGATGATGTTCACGCTGGCTCTCCCTTTCTGTTCGACCATGCCAGAGACTCAGAGAGTCTGAGCCCCGGCAAAGCGGAACAGAGGTCAGAGAGGCAGACGCATTTGCCCCGCCGATTCGAGAGCGCGATACATCAACCGAATCTCGCCCGCCCGAATTGCCTCTTCGCGTTCTCCCGCTTCGACGTGGTTCTGATCCCACTCATAGCAATAGGGGCAGTCCCAGGCGTAATCGTTCGAGGGTGAGGCGGAACCGTCCTCGATTGCCTCGCGAAAGAGCGTGATGCATTCGTGAGCATCGATTTTCCGCTCAAGCTCTCTGACGGGACACTCGCAATCTTCCTGTGCGTAACATTCGGTGTCGCTGGGGTGATTCATCTCCCATTCGGTTTCGGAGTAATGAACGTCGTCCGCAACCCCGTAGTCGGCAAGCTGATCGATCCACTGCTGAACGGACCGCAGCGCAAGGGCGTCATCGCGACGCACATAGATGCGGTCGTACCAGCCGTAGGCCCAGTGCCCGAAGTGAAGCGCTTGGATCGTTTCCGGGTGTTCCTCGCTCAGCCGTTCCGAAATAACCTCGAAATTTGATCGTTCGAGTGCTTCGGCATCACGGTGTTGGCTGAATGGCGTGGCCAACCAGAGCGTGAGGGATTCCCTGTCCCATATGGCCGCACCCTTGTGGACATCACGGGTGTAGTCCGTCAGTTGCTGCACAATGGGCATGGCAGCGGCAATGCGTTTGATTCGCTTGGTTCGAGACATGAATTTCCCCCGAGTCGATTGAATGGAAATTGGCTTGAGAAGCCATGGACAGGGCCGGTACGAGACCGGCCCGACCAAAGCACGTCAAGCAGCGACGGAATCCGCTTGTTTGACCGGCTCACATTCGCCCGGATATGTGCAACCAGATCCGTCGCAGTACCCGGTATAGCAATGCCACGCACTTTCGAGATCACAGACGTCGTGCTCGTGACACGAAGGACAGGGGTCTCCCCTGTAGCCATGGACAGCCGTGCCGCAGCACGGGCAGTCAAAGACGCCGGACAAGGTCATGTAGACTCCTTAGACAGCGGCCCCGGAGTGTTAGCGTCATTCCGGGGCCGCTTCCGTATTGTTGAAGCGAATGTTGCTACACGGGCAGAAGTACGAGGTTGTAGCCGGAGGCCACGTATTGGATTCCGTCGTACGTCCCGATCTGCGCGATCCAGTCGGGGGCTTCACGAGTGCTGAACTCAGCCACGAGTTCCCATCCGCGTCCCAATTTGCGGACGTAGATCTTCTCTGGACTGACCCCATGTGCCCGGAGTGCCATTCCGAGTGCGATGGTCGACTTTCCCAACCAGTGCCGAGGGAGATAGCGGTTCTCGGCCCACTCGGTCAACTGATTAACGCTGTCGAACTCTTTGCTGTACACCGATCTCCTGTCCTACCAAGTCAACTTTTTGGGCATGGCGAACTACTCCTTCACGAGAGAGACCACTCCCGTGTGGCAGACGTGCTCCTTCATCCATGTTGCTACGGTCTCGTCCACCTCATTTTCGGTAGGGGTGTCAGTGAAGCCCAGTGCCCTACCGAGGGAATCGTTGTAGACGTACTGCAATTCGATACCGTGCTCACACGTGGTGCAGTGAGCCCAGCGGTACATCCTGTAGCTGTTCCCGTCGTGAATCATGGCGGGCGAGCCGCCGGATATTCTGCTAATACCGATGATCAT